AACACCAGCAACAGAAAGATAAAATGGGTCGAGTGTTTGGCCCGCTTCTGTTTCTGTCATAAATTCATTAGTCCCCATTTTATTAAATGAGACATTAGTGATATGACCAACAACTCGCTCTTTGTTATGTTCTATATTAAGATATTTATTAAGGAAGCGCTTCGCAATCTTTGAAGCTGTAGCTCCAGAAATTCCATCCCCATTTGAATTAATCATATTGGGAACAGCCAAATTGAATGAAACGCCAAGCAAGTCAGGATTTTCCTCAAAATCGATTTTGGGAGAAAGCTTCTTAAGCTCGTCCAGAGACGCTTTGGAAACTTGAAATTTTTCGTGCCCAAATGGGTAACAAGCAAAAGAGGTCAAGTTTAGAACTGTCTTATACTTGAAGGCCATAGGTTACTTTACAGCAGAATGATAGAAAATAGCCGCAGAATATTCTTCTAAGGCATATTCTTCCGCAGTATCAAGGATCTCTTGCATTGGTGAAAGCTTCTCGATATTTTCAATATCATTCAGGCATCGCTGAAGATTAGTCACCCATTCACCTCTCTTGCTTGAGGCTACAATTTTTTTGCACAGTTGAGATACGCTATCATTTTGCTGGTCATTTAATTTTTCGACCTTGAATTTATCAGCGGCAAAACTAGCTGCTGACTTCATAAATGCGTCGATTTCGTAAATAGTAGACTGAATATCTTTTCTTGAAGCTTTCGCCACGGCTGGTCTTCCAGCAGTTGAATTTGTTGGGGCAGCAGTTGGAGCGCCGACAAACTCTTCAATAACTGGAATGCCGCCAACGATTGGGTTGTAGTAACCTTCTTTGCGCTGCGAAACAAATTCGGGCTGTGAAGTTGCGATCTCTTCTGATTTCGGGAATTCTCCAGTATGGAACATGTCCATTCCTTGTTGTGGAGTGATAATGCCCAGCTCCATCAATCTAGTAGTTACGCGCATAAGTTGTGTCTTGTCTCTGATATCAATATCTCTAAACTTGACGGTAGGATATTTTTTTAGACCAAGAGTTTTAGCAATTCTTTTAATTTCGGGCTGTAAGAATTCATTTAAGAATGCGTTTCTAGCTTCTTTGAGTCTGTCCAAAAAGATTTCAGCTTTTACTTCTGTAGAGCTATACTTCTCTTCGCCGACAATAATGTTTTGAAGTCCTTGTTTAATGTCTTCATTGAGAACTTTATACTTTTCTGGACCAAGAACCTTGTTCAAATCAGGAATAACGAAGTCAGCTTTTGTGGTATAGTCAGAAACAAGAACTCGACCAACGCTTTCGTTCTTGAATAGCTTTTGCATAGCCATCAAGTTGTTTTGATTGATGCCGCCTTTATCTGGCTCAGCTCCCATTGTAATCAATAGAATGACATTCTCAACAGTGCGAGTAATTGCCTGATCCATTTTCTTCAATTCAAGCTTGGCGTTAATATCTTCTAAGACTGGATAGCCAAATGGAATTGCGAATGGTTCGTAGTCTTGTTTTTTGTAGAAAACGAAAATGATTTTGTTTGGATCGAGTTTGATTTTCAATCCATTTTGGTAATAAGCGCCTTTTTGAATATCTTCTCTTACGTTATTGGGCAAACCGTTAAGAGTTTCCTTGTCTTCGTCAGAAACTGGATTTTGCAAACGAGCTAGCTCATATTCAGAAAGAATTTTTTCATACGATCCCGTCTCAAAGCTCGATCCACGTTTTGCAACAATGTCAAATGGATTAAGCAAAATATATCTAACGGGAACTTTGCTGGAAGTCGGCTGCTCTTCCGCGATTTGTTGCATCAACTTAGTAAAATCTTTGGCTTGGATTGTTCCATCCACGCGATAAAAGAAAATGTTGCCACTGCGATAGAATTCTCTGAAGAATTGATCTTTCAAGTGCCACAATTTGATTTTCTTAAACCACTGATTAAAGAAATCGCGACTTTTTTGCGATCCGCCATCAAGATACAGTTCGGTATTGGAAAATTCCGACATGATGTCGATAGAGTTTCTGAATACAGCGACATTGGCATAAGCTTTTTGGCACAGTTCGATTGCCTCGCGAACATTGACACCATCCATAGCATAGCTATAAGGCAAAAGCCCATTGCGGATGCTGCTAAAGCGATCATGAGTTCTTGATGTAGCGGCTCTATTCCTACGACTACCACTACGAGAAGAGCTATCTACGCGACTATAGTCATCGTTTGCAAAAGAAGTGTTCAGTGATGCCTCTGCAACATAAAACGGTTCACCACATAGTTCTGGCTCATAGTCTTCGTGAGCATGAGACATAATTTTAATTTGCGATTTTTCGAATTTTTTCCAGTAGTCAGATTTTTTGTTATAATGTCGCTTATCCATTACTCTATATTACACAAAAAAGTCTAAAAGTTAACTTTAAAAGTTAATCAACAAACATTGGGACAAATGTAACCTGCGCAGTCGCCTCTGGAGTTGCCATCATATCAAAATAAATGTTCATTAACCAGTTGCCAAGCACCAAAGCAGAGTAAGAGTCTTTTCTTGCTTTGTCAGCGTTTCGCTGTTTCTTGAGATTATGCGGCAAATCAAATGATTGTGAACCATTGGCTGTCGTAGATACTTGAATCAATGCGCATTGAACTTTGGTAGCGTCAACTGTATCTTTCAAATGCTCAATCAAGTCTATTTGTTTCGCGTATGAGTCGCCATCATCGTTATATCGTGAGAATGTAATCTCATCAATGGGAATCGCTGCTGACTTTTGCCGCGAATAATCATCGTCCAAAGCTGTCCCTGCAAACCAAATCTTCTTATGGTCAAAAGCAGCTTGTAGCATCTCATTTGCCGAACGAATCCATGACGAGCTGGGCTTTCTAAGTATGCATATTTTCTTTGATTCTATATTGTATTGATTTCTAGCACTGCGCAAATCGGCATTGTAGTTTTGTGGATCGTCAAAATCTGAATCAATGCATTGGATTTGAATTCCTGCCTTTTTGAAGATTTCACTTTCGTTGCAAGAGTTAATAAACTGAACACCGCCGTTATAGTCACCTACAATCATTCGGATATTGAAATGCGTATAGAGATAGTGGAAGTATACGATGTGCTTTTTCAAGTTGGCTCCTGCCAAAGCATAAGAATGCACTATAGTTCCATTACGTTTATCGGCATTTAACTTGATAACATGCATAGCAAAGTCATCGGAACCTTCGCTCTCTGACCATGATGGGTCAAATGATAGTATGTATTCGCTATTTTTGTCACCCATGACCTCTACTGACTGTCCTTCGCCATCGGGAATGGTACAAGCTGCCATTTTGCTAACCTTAAAGTAACCAGAGCTATCATCTGTGAAGATAGAACCAAACTCTCTTTCAAACTGAGCCTCACTCATAGTCGCTTTAGACTGATCCAAAAGGTTTTGATCGTAAAGTTGTTTCGGGGCGCAATCATAGCTCAAGTGCATAATCACTCGATGAGCATTATCTTGCTTAGAAGGATTGAGAATAAGGTTTTCGTATTGCTGATAAAGCTTATATAAGTATTCGAATTTGTATGAAGCAGAAGATAGTCCAATAATCTTGTTATGAGGCCATTTGTGGCGCTCTTCTTCTGTCATTTTCCCCGCCTCAATCATTTGTGTTTCAAGATCGTAGATCTTTTGACGCTCTGTTGGATTTTCCACAACCGCCAAGAACGGAAGAATAACTTCGTTAATGATTTTTTCAGGCATCAAAAGAAGCTCGTCAATAATCATGCGCTGGAAACGGAAACCCCTTAGTTTTTCACCATCTCCAAGAGGAAGAGCGATGATTTTACTGCGCCCGATTTCCATAACCCATTGGTCATTGGATTTACTGACTCTTGTAATGCATTGTGATAGATATGCAGCCTTGGGACTCTTGGCAATTTCTTCGATCTTGTTGAAGATCATTCGACTTTGACGGAAAGACTTTGATATAATGCCAATAGCAACGCCTTGATTCAAGATAGCGTCCATAGCTGCAAAAATACCAGTGGTAAACGATTTGGAAAGACCCCGACTCCAGATTCCCAAGAAGTAATCTGTCTCCATCATTGCTTTGATTGCCATGTGTTGGAATGGAAACAATGAAATTCCTGAAATAAGCTCTGAAGTAAAAGATGGATTCTCGCGCAAGAATTTATACAAAAGAACTTTAGCTCTTTCTTTTTCGATT